CTCTTCATCATCTCTATCCTCATCCTCTGTTTTCTTTTCATCATCTCTATCCTCTTCATCTGTTTTCTCTTCATCATCTCTATCCTCATCCTCTCTATCCTCATCCTCCGTTTTCTCTCTATCCTCTTCGTCCGTTTTCTCCTCATCCTGTCTAGTCATATCCACATCTACCTCTTCGTCCGTTTTCTCCTCATCCTGTCTTGTCATATCCACATCTACCTCTTCGTCCGTTTTCTCCTCATCCTGTCTTGTCATATCCACATTCACGTTTTCTACCTCTCCATTGTTCACATTCACGTTTTCTACCTCTTCATCTGGTTTCTTTACATTATCAACCTCTCGACCCTTATCTATTTTCTCGTCAAAATGTGGTGTGAATAGGTTTTCATCAATGTCGTTTTTAACCTCCGTTTTAACCTCCGTTTTAACCTCCGTTTTAACCTCCGTTTTAACCTCCGTTTTATCCTTTTTATTTTTACGAACATGTATTTTTTTAGGCTTGGGTTCTTTATCCTTATTTTTTTTATTTTTTCGAGTTGCAGTTTCTAATGGTATTCCTTGTTGAGATGTACTTAATAATGTGGACATGTGGTCATCATCTCTCTTATTAACGCGGTCAATTAATTTTTTAAGGGCAGGTTCGTGGATTTTATTAACACACCATCCGGCGTGAGGTTTTGTTCTGGGATTCCACACCCCGCCCATTTCTTTAATTATAGCATCATATGTATTTCTGTCTCCAACCACAATAAACGATTTTGCTGTCAAACTGTCATAGGTGAGATTACCCACTTCCTTGGGAATTTCTTTGGGAATTTCGGTTGACATTTTATATTTGCTATAGTTTTTAAATATAATTTTAATTATATTATTCTGTTCTACTAAACTTTTCAGCAAGATTAATGAAAAGGTCAAACCATTTCCAGATTTCTGTCCGGTCATCATCATCTAGTGAATCGGACTGCCACAATATTTTGAAATAGTTGACCTTGCTCTTGTCAAAGTTTTCAAACAGTGCTGACGCCCCCGTACCCAAGAAAAAGTTAACGTCTCGTCGTTTAATATTTTCTTTTAGAGGTAGAAGTTTTGCGATAAACACATTCATCACCTTAACAATATCTATCTGATTATTAAAAAATATTCTCAACATACACAGATCGCTATCTGTTGGAAACTGTATAATAAGAGCGTCAAAAAAATCTACAAGTTGAGTCTTAAACTCCTGAAGAATTTTAATTTTGCTAGGTTTACTATCCATTTTATTATTCGTGGTCTGTTTAAATAATTATTACTTAACACGACACGATAATATAAAAGCTTATTATAAATATGGATAAAAAATATAAAGTGCTATCTCAACTCGGAGATAAAGGTAAAGAGGCAAGAACATTTCTTGTTGAAGATAAGTTTAAGTGTACTTATGCCGGAAAACAATTTAGAAAAAATAAATCAACCAACAAGATTATTGACGAAATTAATATTCAACGAAAGTGCGCCCTGTATTTTATATCTCCAAAAATCGTTGACTACAGTTTAGATAGCAAGTATGTCATTATGGAAACAATGGACGAACATCTCTACACCTTTATAGCTAGAAGTGGCGGATTAGTTGGAAAAAGCCGACAACAGGAAATCATCAGGTTGTTCAAGACCCTTGATAAAATAGGCGTGTTCCAAGGCGACCCCAATCTTCTCAACTATATGCTTAAAGATAATAAGCTGTATATGATAGACTTTGGCTCTGCCAAGTTTATTGACGCTGAACTAATAAAATCCCTTAAAACAAAGAAGCCAAACATTGAAATAGGCCTCTTGGGATTTATTTTAAAGATGAAGGAGATTGGGTTCTCTCCAACATCGTATGAACATATGCTTAAATATCTATCTGCTGACAACCAGAGAATAATAAATATTTAAAGATTTATAACTATAATAAATGACTACAGGACAAGATTCACTTAAAGATTCACTTAAGGATTCACGTATGGATTACCCCGAAATGTGCGAGTATAGTTATACTGGCCCCGATGACGATTGGAAGCCAGCTGTTCCGAAAGAAAAGGTGATTTTCTCAACGATTAATCGACATCCCGGACTGTTTAAAAACTACCCCGGTATTGATTACAATTCTGAAACGACATTCGCACGCGTGGATGCCGGAATGGAGAGTGCGTTCCGTTGGGAGTGCGCCAACAAGAACATTGAGATTATGATTTATCCATCCGGTTTTAAACTATAATTATAATTATAATTATAATTATAATAAATGGCTTACCAAGAAAAAAAAAAGGCTCGACCATCAGATGGAGGAGTTCTTCAAGCCGAATATTATATAGTAGAGCGTAAAGTAGAGAAAACTAACACAAAACAAAATGAATTTTTTAATACACACCCAATTTATTGGGGGCTGCACAATAAAACGGCTGGTAAAACTTATAGGCTTGTTAAATGGGAGGATTATCCTATATCGGACGCTACTTGGGAAGATGCGACGGAAGAAGCCATAAGTGGTCTACTACAAATGAGTGATTATGAAAAACTAGACAATGGAGATGTAAAACAAAAACATCTTAAACCCATCGACGATAAGTTTAAACCTCCACCTCGGCCACAAGTTCAATATGTACCAGAATCTTATGCGAATATTACAACCTATATTAAAGATAAAGTTGCCGCTGGTCCTTCAGCTTCAGCTTCAGCTTCAGCTTCAGCTTCCGCTTCCGCTTCATCTTACGAGTTTACGGCTGAGTCGTTGGAAAATTTGTCAAGTAAGATTACATCGACCGATCAAAAAATAAATACGCAATATATATTAGGATTAGCGAAAGATGCCAACTTTTTAACTGCCATACAACAAAATATAAAAAAGTTGGCATTGGAAAAATGGTATAAATACTATGACATACTTTCGCATCTACAAAAACAAGATTATGACACATCTGAAGAAAACAAAGAGTTTTCAATGAGACCACTAATAGAAGCTATTATATTGCTTGCTAAAGAAAAATCACAAACTGAAATATCCACAATTATTATATCTCAGAATATATTATCAGCCATACAAGACACCAAAGATGGAATCGAAACTCTTACTGGCGACGCTCGGTCGGAAATGCGGGATTTCTTAGCTAACCAGATTTTTATTTTTGCTAAAAGCATTAATTCATTTCTTGATAGTTTTCTTAACATTGCAATAACTGGAGGACCCGGTACTGGCAAAACTAAATTGGCACAGGTTATGGGACACGTGTATGGAAAACTTGGCCTTCTCCTTAAAGACTCAAATAATGTAATAGTTGGGTCGGCAAAGGACGTTGTCGGAAACTTCGTGGGGCAAACAGCCACTAAAACTAATAAATTTTTAGGGAATGGTTTAGAGTCTATTATATTTATCGATGAGGCCTACAGTATTATGGGTTGTACTGATAAAAAGATGAGTGTTGACGGTTATGGAGCAGAAGCAATAACGGAAATAGTTAATTTTCTTGACGTGTATAGAGGCCTTTCTGTATTAGTTATTGCTGGGTATGCTGAAGAAATACAAAACTGTTTCTTTGCAGCCAATCCTGGCTTAAGTAGACGGTTCGCTAATCAATACGAGTTAAAAAATTACGATTCATTAGATTTAACAGCTCAGTTTATCATTCTTGTCAATAAAAGAGCACAAGGTCCTTTGATAGGACCCTATATGACTAATGATATCTACAAACTTATAAGTTTTTTAAACGAGTCTCGTAAGTTTCCAAATCAGGCGGGTGATATTTCTAATTTATCCTCGATATTTTTTAAAGTAATTGATTCATATCCTGGGGTAAATTGGTCTCCAGACCCCCGGGACCAAAAAGCGTATGATGTTAATCTTGCAATGATTGGTAAAACTTATAAAGAGTATATGGTTAGGCGTTGATTTTAATTAATACTGAAATTAAATATAAAGTCAATTACTAAATACTAAATCAATGAACAACTCATCAGAATATTCAACATTGTGTCGAAACGACTTAGTTAAGATGTGTAAGGAAAAAAACATTAAAGGATATAGTGGTAAAACAAAGATTGGAATTATTGAGCTATTACACAACCCACCGACCAAGCTTACGGACGAACTCGAGGGTTCGTCCGCGTGCGGAAAAATAATAATAATGAAACCATTTCTTAAATGGGTTGGGGGTAAGACGCAAATTGTTGACCAGATTTTAAAATTATTTCCAAAAAAAATTACCAACTACCACGAACCCTTTCTTGGGGGAGGCAGTGTTCTTCTGGCATTACTATCACTCAAAAACCAAGGAGAAATCACTGTTTCTGGAACAATCTATGCGAGTGATTTAAACGCCAACCTTGTAGGATTATATAAAAATATACAGAAAACCCCCTCTATATTTATTACTGAAATACAAAAACTTATTACTGAATTTTCTAATTGTAAAAATGAATGTGTAAATCGTAAAGCATCAACTCTCCAAGAAGCATCAACATCTCAAGAATCATACTATTTTTGGACGCGGTCAAAATTTAATGCGCTCGAAGATAAAACCACATGTATGGCGTCGGCAATGTTGTTATTTATGAATAAAACGTGTTTTCGGGGGGTGTATAGAGAGGGTCCAAATGGTTTTAATGTCCCATTTGGGAACTATTCAAACCCCTCTATATTTGACGAAGATCATATCAGGTCTGTTTCTAAACTTATTAAAGACGTTGTGTTTACACCAAGTTCGTTTGTAAATTCTTTATCAACGTGTATAGGTGTGGGAGATTTTATATATCTTGACCCACCATATGCTCCCGAATCTACCAATTCATTTGTAAAGTACACATCTGACGGCTTTGATAGAGACTCCCATACAGCTTTATTTAGTCTTTGTAATAGTATAAATAATAATAAAATAAAATTTTTAATGAGTAATTCCAGCGTTAAGTTGGTAAAGGATGCATTTCCGTCTCCAGTTTATACTACACAAATCATTTCGTGTCGGCGCGCAATCAATTCCAAGAATCCAGAATCAAAAACTACAGAGGTTTTGATTACAAATTAATTATTTAATTAATTTAGTAAGGCCTTGAGAATATCAGATGCTCCTAGGTATTCCATTCTTAACTTTTTAGCACAATCAAGAAGCATCTGTTTTTCCGGATTACATCTTACACCGGATAGAACACCATGCTTTTCTCTAGATGCTTTCTCTGCTCCACCAATACACACGATTTTTAAGTTTTTATTAATTAATCGTGGGACTTCAGCATACTTAATCACAACTCCCAAAATCTTTTCATCAGCAGTTCCGTGGGTGTGATAGGTCTGCGTCTTAACTTCTATAATATCCTGCTCAGTTTCTACATCAAGATTATATTTCCACCCACTTTCCGTGACTATAACCGTAAGTTTTTTGTAAAATTCTTGTCTTTGGAGAAGACACAATTCTTCGGTGATATGTTCACCAACCTTATTAGTCCATTGTTTTTTATCGAATGTTAAAGAGTTAATTAAGCCTTTATATAGGTCTGGTCGGCGGATTTTTAACAGTTTATTTCCCCATTTATTCATTATTAAGGTCTTTATCAAGTTCTTGTAATTAATTACAAGAAAATAATTTACTGCTTACCGCCGAAGGAGGCTTACCGCAGAAGGAGGCTTACCGCCGAAGAAGAGACTTGGGTTTTTCACCAATATCTTCGGAAAAATCATCTTGGGGTTGGTCTTTTGGTTGTACCTTTGGTTGTACCTTTGGTTGTACCTTTGGTTGTACCTTTGGTTGGTCAACCCGAGACTTTTCAACAAGGTCCATAACAACATTGAACTGATGTTGAAGTTGTCTAATCATAAATTGAATTCCATGCAATGTATTGGTCAGTTCTTTAGATGTGTCCGTTGATGGAATATAAACAAGATCGTCAATAGAATCTGGGGTCGATACTGGCACTGGCAAACTCGAATTGACACATGAGTTAATCTCCGCAACAAACTCTTCCAGCTTTTCGCGCATATTCAGAAAAAAAATCCACCCCGGACGTCCCTTTAGATTTGAGATGAATTTTCCACCAAGCGCCAATAACTGGTCTTTATGCGGCGTAGTGTCGCCAAAAATCGCCAATGACTTTTCAGAATATTTTTCAAGTTTAAGAACCATTTCAGTTTAAACATATTTAGAAGCTAAATAAATCAAAATTAATTTCTTGTAATTAAATTACAAGACTTTTTTCTATTTTTATTTTTTTTTCAAAACAAAGAACACATTAAGAACACATTAAGAACACATTAAGAACACATTAAGAACACATCACACATTCATTCCCAACAGAAACTGAGTGACATAGGAATCAAATGTATCGTCGGTCGTGATGATGTCGCTCGACCACTGAAAGTCATTCATAATATCAGTGCAGAAGTTGACTCCGCTCTCGGGATGATTGAATGTATCCTCACACCACTCTCGGATCGCAAAAAGGTGGTCGTGCGGAGTTGTCCGGATTCCGTTGTGGTAGCAGATAAAAATATGATCTCGCCGCTCATCCAGCATATTCTTGATGGTTGCCAGCAACCCGCACTCCCGCACAATATTTTCGCACTCGACAGCGGTAGTAGACATTTGGTACTAAACATAAAACATCCTTTAAAAAATCAAAATTTTCTTATCATTTCATCCTTCGCCATCCATTGGTATTTATTCTTCTTCTCCTTCTTCCTCTATCTCTCTCGAAGTATAAAAATGTTCCAACATAGACAGTCGTTTTTTGGTACGGTCCAGCTTATTTTTCATCATATCTATTTCTGCTTCCTGATATTGAACTTGTAGACTATCGGGACGTGATTTTATTCGCCCGTACTCTATAGAAAAATCTTTAAGATCATCTACTTTTCTCCTAATAACCTTCAGGTTTTTTAATCTCGGATTGCTTTTTTCTAGTGTACTAACAATTTCGTCTATACTTGTATTTATAGTATTTTGAATTTCGTCAATTTCCTTCTTTTTCCGTTCTAAAAATTCTATTCTTTTGTCTTCTAAGTTTAAAATTGCCAACCTGAATGCTTCGGTGCGGTCAACAACTGTTTGTCTAAGGTCATCTACTAAATCTGCGCGAGTAATATATGGTAGACCATCAATATATTTTATTGCCTGAGTATTAGTCTGTTGTTTGTAAAACACATCGACAAAATATAGCTTCTTACATCTATCATTATTTGTTATAATACCAATTTGAATACCCCGGGTATCACCCAGACTAACACCATCTGTGGATAATTCAATTTTTGGTAATTGCTTTATTATACCATCGCGGATAAACTCAGCCAATTCGTTAAAGCGTTCACATTTTATATCCCAGTCTGGAGAACCTATTGTATCTAGTTTATTCATGTGAGCATCAACTGCTTTACCCCCATAAATATAAAACACAAACCCCTGACGTAATGCATCCTTTAAAACAATGGGGACAATATGATTTGATATTCTAAAATACAACTCCCAGTCATATGGTCCACAAAACCATTTTTTAAGATAATCATCAGCCATTTATTAACTTATTTATAAATATTAAATATTGATTTTTTTAACTAACATTATTAACATAACAATGTCGACATCAATTCTGAGTTGGAATATTTTCGCCAATGTCATAAATCTCGACTGGAGGACTGAACAGATTTGTCGCATTATAAAAGAAACATCAAATGATGTTGTATGTCTCCAAGAAGTTTTATACAACACGTGGCTCATTATCGAACAGATGCTTGTTAAGACAGGACAGTACGTCTCGGCATTCAAGCATCCCTACGAAAACAACACCTCTGGGAGAGCATACGGGGAAGTTATTCTTTTGAAGTCGTCGGTAAAACTTATTGCTAAAAGTTTTACCGTGTTAATGTCATCAGAAGGCAGAACGTGTTCATTCGTCGACATTGTCAATACTGCAGGCATTGAACTACGGATTGCCACTGCACATCTGGAGTCTGGTCAAACAGCACATATTAAATCATTGCGCGACCTTCAAATTCAAAGCATCAAGAGTGAGCTTACAAAGAAACCTAATTGGATTTGGGTGGGCGATTCTAATATTAGAGGTTCTCACACAGAGTTCAATAACGATTTTGTTGACACACCTACTTGGCACGAAAATCGCTTCTGGTCTGGTAAGCACTCTGAAGCTTACGATAAAACAATGTCAAATCAACACATTCTATCGATTGTTAATGTCGGAACTGTTAGAATCGATAACAAATGGTTGTCAGACCACGATGGAATAGTTGTAACTCTCGAATAATCTCTCGAAATCAATTAATTAATTGATTTATAATAATGAATTATTAGACACCTATAAAAATAAATGTCGACGACTAAAGAAATCTCTAAAGAAATCTCTAAAGAAATCTCTAAAGAAATCTCTAAAGAAATCTCTAAAGAAATCCCCGATATGCCCATCTCCAAAGTAAAAAAGCCAATGTACATCTACTCGTGGAAAGACGACAAGCGACAGACCGAGATAACAAGTATGCGAATTTACGGGTTGGGTGAAAACAACGAAACTATATGTTTGAGAGTTGATGATTTCAAACCATATGTTTATCTTGAACTGCCAAGAAATACAGAATGGTCTGTGTCAAAAATCCAACTTCTTGGCAATAAACTCGACGAGCTTTTGAAAGAAAAGAAGCCGCTAAAAAAAACTCTGGTGTATAAGAAACCGTTGTATTACGCCAGTAAAAATCCTGATGCGACATATCCATACCTTTGTTGTACATTCTCATCAAGGATTGATATAAAAACTTTATTTTTCAAAATCAAGAAACCACTCAACATTTTGGGCTTGGGGTTCATCCAACTCAAAATGCACGAGGATAATGCCAGTAATGAACTACAGCTGACGTGTTTTCTTGACATTCCAATGACTGGATGGATTATGTTTACGGGAACATCAACTCATACGGATGATAAAATAACCTATGCTGAAGAATATTCAGTTAGTTGGAAACACATCACCACACACAACTCTGATAAAATTGTAAAGCCGCTGAAGATGTCTTATGATATTGAAGTAAACTCTACCGACCCAAATAAAATGCCCAACGCCGAGAAATCTGGAGATGTTGTATTTCAGATTTCGTGTATTTTTGGCAGAGATGAAACAAACTATGAAAAAATTCTCATCAGTCTTTTTCAACCAGATCACATCACCGTCGGCGAAGATGTTGAACTTATTCTGTGCGACAACGAGATTGACCTTCTCCAGTCATTTGTCGATCTGATTATTGAGAAACAACCCAATATTATCATCGGATACAACATTTTTACATTTGACATTCCATACCTCATTGACAGGGCAAAACTACACATGGTTATCAACGAGTTTGATAGACAGGGGTTTGACATGTACGGACACTCGGAAGAAAAAACAATCGATTGGTCATCTGCAGCGTTCAAGAATCAACATTTTCAATACCTTGATGCTGAAGGAAGATTATTTATTGACCTTCTCCCACTTGTTAAGCGCGATTACAAATTCAATACATATACACTTAAGTTTGTATCTGACCATTTTCTTGGAGAATCAAAGGACCCAATTACTCCTAAACAGATTTTTGCCTATTATCTCAAAGGTAAAAATAAAACTCCAGATGCTCCTAAGAAACTGGGATTGATTGGCAAGTATTGTGTTCAGGATTCAATGCTTGTGTACCGACTGTTCGATAAACTTCAGCACTGGTATAGTTTGACAGAAATGTCGATGGTCACCAATGTTCCCATCTTTAAACTTTATACACAGGGGCAACAACTCAAGGTTTTTTCACAAGTGTATAAGAAATGTATGAAGGAAGGAGTAGTGGTTGAAAAAGATGTGTATAATACCGGAGATGATGAGCATTATCAAGGAGCATTTGTTATTGACCCTGTTCCGGGAATATACGACAAGGTTGTTCCATTTGATTTTGCATCGCTATACCCAAGTATTATGATTTCGCACAATGTATGTTATTCCACATTTGTCCCTGATGGAGTTGATATTCCCGACAGTAAATGCCATATCTTTGATTGGGATGAGCACAACGGGTGTCCACACGATATAAAAAAACGCAAGGGAAAGGTTCTTAATGTATTGTGTGGACATCGCCACTTTCGATTTCTTAAAGAACCCAAGGGCATTATGCCAAGTTTGTTGGAGGATTTGATTAGTGCCCGAAAAACTGCCAGAATAAAAAAGGAAGAGCTCGAACGTAAACTTTTAACAGTAGACGATAAAGACGAGGTGGAGAAGTTGTGTGCAATGATTGGTGTGTTGGAATGCCGTCAGCTTTCATACAAAGTATCTTCAAACTCGGCATATGGAGCAATGGGTGTTAGGAGAGGATATCTGCCATTGATGCCCGGAGCGATGTGTGTCACTGCTAAAGGGCGAGAGAGTATTCAGCGGGTGATGAAAATTATTACTGAAGAATACAGAGGCGAGATTGTGTATGGTGATACCGATTCAAACTATGTACGATTTCCACACCTGAACACTCCAGAAGAGTTGTGGGCATATGGAAAAAAAGTGTCTACGGAAGTGAGTGCGCTTTTTCCGAAACCAATGAAACTTGAGTTTGAAAAGTTTATTTATTGGCGGTTTCTTATTCTGACAGCAAAGTGTTATATGAGTTTGAAATACTACGAGGATGAAGGACTTGTTGATAAAATAGAGAAGAAAGGAGTTTTGCTATCACGGCGAGATAAGAGCAATTTTGTAAAGATGGTGTATGAGAACATTGTCATGAGAATTTTTAAATATGAAACTAAAGAAACTATTTTAAATGTTTGTGTAGATTATATGAATAATCTTCTCTCGTATACTTATCCATCAAAGGATTTTATAATAACAAAGTCTGTTGGAAATATTGGAGATATGAGTACATCGCTTATTCTGGGCAATAAGAAAAAGGTCAAGATGGGCGACTACACTGTAGATTTTCTTCCGAAAAGTGGATTAGATAGAGAAAACAAGTTGAAACTCAAAAATACAATGGACGAAAAAGAGTTTTATATTCGTTGTCTCCCCGCACAAGTCCAACTCGCACAGAAAATCCGAGACCGTGGAGGTCGAGTTGATGTTGGAACGCGTCTTGAATATGTTATCGTAACCCATCCGTTGGGTGAAAAAGCGAAACAATACGAACAGATTGAAGCATACGACTACTATAAAGACCACTGTGGGAGTATTATGCTTGATTTTAATTATTATTTGAAGGCCTTGGCAAAACCAATAGACCAACTTCTATCTGCCGTGTTCAAGGTTGACAAGTTTATGACTAACCAGTATAAGCGGGTATTGCTTAAAAAGAAAATGCATAAGGAGCTCACCGATCTTTTCAAACCAACTATTAAATTTATTATTGCATAAAAACTCTTGTAAGATTCATAAATAAGTTTTATCTTGTAATTAATTACAAGATTTTAATGTAAACTTTCTGACAGTTGTAGTTATACAAAAACAATAGGAATTAGTGCTCGCTAAAGTCGACAAATTCCTCCTTATTGATACAATTTATTGATACAATTTATTGATACAATTTATTGATACAATGGTTGATTTGATTATTTAAATCAAATGATTTACGCTGAGCTTGAATATATTAATTATTCTCTTTGTATTTTTTGAAGATGTTATTTTTGTATGCCAAAATCACTATCATTTCCGTTTTAGTACTCCCTTTAGGAATATAAATTTCATATTGACTTGCGATAGCGATGAGTTCCTCAATAGTGATACTTTCTGGTGGGTAAACAACCCCCCTTGCGGATAATTTTGTGCGGGCCATCTTTAACTCAAGGTTGTTATAACTTAAGTTATAACAAAAAATCAAAATTTTCTTAACTTACTTCATCATAGTCTCAAACTCTTCCAAGTTTCTCTGTGCCATTTTCTTCCCACATCCGCTTGGATGGTCCAAGTCGTAGCAAATCTGTATCCACCAGAAGTAGATTTTCTTCTGAGCTCTTAACAGAATTTTTTCTTTCATTTTCTGACAAAAGGAGAAATATTTGAGAGATTTTTCTTCTGACAACTCTCGTCCATTTACCCACCACTCATTTTCATAATCATCACCTCCTTCAGGATACTCAACGGCTGGAAGTCCCCCCTCGCGATGTTGTTGTCCATTGACCCACCACTGCTTAGATCCATCAACACACTCAATGGCGGGAAGTCCACCATCACGATGAAGAAGTCCATTAACATACCATTCCTTGGTTCCATCAGCGTCTCCTTCAACACGTTCAATAGCAGGAAGACCACCATCGCGATGACATTGTCCATTGACATACCATTTCTTACTTCCATTAGCATTTTCAACAGCAGGAAGTCCACCATCACGATGGCGTTGTCCATTGACCCACCACTCCTTACCTCCACCATCAGACCATTCAACCGCGGGAAGTCCGCCTTCACGATGCCGTTTTCCATTGACCATCCACGCCTTATATCCACCATAAGCGTAAATAGCGGGAAGGTCATTGTCACGATGAAGAAGTCCCTCGGCGTTTCTGTATTCACGTGTCGTCATTGAGCATCTAAAATTTTAAGTTATAACAAAAAATCAAAATTTTCTTAACTTACTTCATCATAGTCTCAAACTCTTCCAAGTTTCTCTGTGCCATTCTCTTCCCACAACCGTTTGGATGGTCCAAGTCGTAGCAAATCTGTATCCACCAGAAGTAGATTTTCTTCTGAGCCCGAACACGCTTTTTCTCCGCCATTTTCTTACAAAATGTTGTGTATGCAATAACTTGGTCATCTGACAATATTCGTCCACACAACCACCACTGTTTATATCTATTAGGCCAAACAACAGCTGGAAGTCCGCCTTCGCGATGATGTTGTCCATTGACCCACCAACTCTTATCTCCATTAGCCCGTTCAAGAGCAGGAAGGTCACCATCGCGATGAAGTAGTCCGTTTTTATACCACGATTTATCCCCATTAGACCATTCAAGAGCAGGAAGGTCACCATCGCGATGAAGTAGTCCGTTTTTATACCACGATTTATCCCCATTAGACCATTCAATTGCCGGAAGACCGCCTTCACGATGCCGGTGACCATTGACATACCACGATTTAGTTCCGTCAGCTCGTTCAACCGCGGGAAGTCCGCCCTCACGATGGAGTTGTCCATTCACCCACCACGCCTTATCTCCATTAACATACTCAACAGCAGGAAGTCCGCCACTACGATGTCGTTCTCCATTCACCCACCACTCTTTAGTTCCATTATCCCATTCAACAGCGGGAAGTCCACCGTCACGGTGATATTCTCCCAAAGCATTTCTGTAAATTATTGGGGTCATACTCAAGATTGTTGTTATAACTTGAGTTATAACAAAAAATCAAAATTTTCTTGAATTATTTATTGTTACTCATACTTTCATCATGGTCTCAAACACATCCAAATTTTTCAAGGCCATTCTCTTCCCACAACCGCTGTGGTGGTCCAAGTCATAGCAAATTTGTATCCACCAGAAGTAGATTTTCTTCTCTGCCACAATACGCTTTTTCTCCACCATTTTCTTACAAAATGATGTATAAGCAATAACTTTGTCATCTGACAATTTGCGTCCACACAACCACCACGACTTAGTTCCGTCCTTAAATTCAACAGCAGGAAGGCCGCCTTCACGATGTCGGAGTCCATTGACATACCACGACTTACTTCCACCAGACTGTTCAATAGCGGGAAGACCACCATCACGATGTTCTTTTCCATTGACATACCAAGCCTTGTTTCCATTGGCATATTCAACCGCAGGAAGTCCGTCTACACGATGTCGTTGACCATTGACCCACCATTCCTTACCTCCATTAGATACCTCAACAGCAGGAAGTCCGCGCCCGCGATGAAGTTTTCCATTGAGATACCATAGTTTAGTTCCATCAGCCCACACAATCGGTGGATGTTTGTATTCGGGTTGGCGGTGGTCCATCTTAGTTTTTTTGTAAATTGATTTCATACTCAAGATTGCTGTTATAACTTGAGTTATAACAAAAAATCAAAATTTTCTTGAATTATTACAAAAAAATAATTCAACTTGAAGAAATACTTGAAGAAATACTTATACTTTCATCATAGTCTCAAACTCTTCCAAGTTTTTTAAGGCCATTCTCTTCCCACAGCCGCTTGGATGGTCCAAGTCGTAGCAAATCTGTATCCACCAGAAGTAAATTTTCTTCTGAGCCCGACTACGCTTTTTCTCCACCATTTTCTTACAAAATGTTGTGTAGGCAATAACTTGGTCATCTGACAATATTCGTCCACACAACCACCACTGTTTATATCTATTAGGCCAAACAACAGCTGGAAGTCCGCCTTCACGATGACGGTGACCATTGACATACCATTCCTTAGTTCCATTAGACCGTTCAATAGCAGGAAGGCCTCCATCACGATGACATTCTCCATTGACATACCAAAACTTACTTCCGGCAGGATACTCAACTGCGGGAAGTCCGCCTTCACGATGACGGTGACCATTGACATACCACGATTTAGTTCCGTCAACTCGTTCAACCGCTGGAAGTCCACCATCGCGATGGAGTTGTCCATTGACATACCATTCTTTAGAACCATTTGCGTGGTCAAGTGCTGGAAGTCCACCATCACGATGTCGGTGTCCGTTGACCCACCACTCCTTACGCCCATTAGCAAATTCAACAGCGGGAAGTCCGCCTTCACGATGAAGAAGTCCCTCGGCGTTTTTGTATTCACGCGGCATAATGTATTCACGGTCCATAATACGTCCTGTCTAAAATTTTAAATTATTGTAAATAATCAATATTTATTAATTACATGTGTAATAATTTAAAAGAAAATATTGATTTTTTTAATATACAAGTAAATTATACGGTATCAGGCAATGGCGTTCGAAGAATATCAACACAAAGATTCGATTGGATTTTTCCATCGCGACGGAGGACTTCCTGCTGTTCAGTGGGCGAACGGCGACAAGGAGTGGTGGGTGTATGGACACCTTCATCGCGTCGGGGGACCTGCTGTGTATTTTACCGGCGGGGGTGAGAAGTGGTATTTTAATGGAAAAATGCATCGCGAAGACGGACCTGCTATTACATATGGTAATGGAGGTAAGGAATGGTGTATCAATGGAAAACTACATCGTGATGGTGGTCTTCCTGCTGTTGAAAATGCTGATGGAGGTAAGGAGTGGTGTGTCAATGGAAAATTCCATCGTGAAGATGGTCTTCCCGCCATTGAGTGTGTTGATGGAACTAAAAAATGGTATGTCAATGGACAATGTCATCGCGAAGGCGGCCTTCCAGCATTTGAATGTGCTAATGGACATAAGCAATGGTATGTCAATGGAAAATGTCATCGTGAAGGCGGACTTCCTGCTATTGAACGGATTAATGGAGATAAGGAGTGGTGGGTTAATGGACAACTTCATCGCGAAGGTGGACTTCCTGCTGTTGAAAGGGTTGATGGAACTAAGTCGTGGTGGTTGTGTGGACGCAAATTGTCAGATGACCAAGTTATTACATACAACCTTTTTTGTCAGAAAATGCAAGAAAAAAAGTTGGCCAAGGCTCAAAAAAAAATCTACTTCTGGTGGATACAGATTTGCTACGACTTGGAGCATCCAAGTGGTTGTGGGAAGAGAATGGCCTTGAAAAATCTGGAAGAGTTTGAGACTATGATGAAAACATAAGTATTAATAATTAAAATTGATTTTTTGTTATAACTTAAATTATAACAATCTTGAGTATGACCCCGATAGTTTACAGAAATGAAAGTGGACAACTTCATCGTGATGACGGACTTCCCGCTGTTGAATATTCTAATGGACTTAAAGAGTGGTGGGTCAATGGAAAACTCCATCGGGATGGTGGACTTCCGGCTATTGAATGGCCTCGTGGATCTAAGGAGTGGTATGTTAATGGAAAAAGACATCGTGCTGGAGACCTTCCAGCTATTTATTTTATTAACGAAACTACTGAGTGGTATGTCAATGGACTTCGCCACCGTGAAGGAGGACTTCCTGCTATAAAGTATTTTTGTGGCGAAAATTTGCGGTTGGAGGAATGGTGGATTAATGATATCAAGTTATCAGATGCTCAAGCTATTAGATATGCATTATTTTGTCAGAAAATGCAAGAAAAAAAGTTGGCCAAGGCTCAAAAAAAAATCTACTTCTGGTGGATACAGATTTGCTACGATTTGAACCATCCAAGCGGTTGTGGGAAGAGAATGGCACAGAGAAACTTGGAAGAGTTTGAGACTATGATGAAGTAAGTTAAGAAAATTTTGATTTTTTGTTATAACTTAAGTTATAACAATCTTGAGTATGAGCCCGATATTTTACAGAAACGAAATTGGAGAATTTCATCGTGATGGAGGACTTCCCGCTGTTGACCGGACTAATGGAACTAAAGAGTGGTATGTCAATGGGGACCTTCACCGTGAGGGCGGCCTTCCTGCTGTTGAAAATGCTAATGGAAGCAAGGAGTGGTGGGTCAATGGACAACGACATCGTGATGGTGGACTTCCCGCGGTTGAATGGTCTTCTGGAAGTAAGAAGTGGTATGTCAATGGGGACCTTCACCGTGAGGGCGGCCTTCCTGCTGTTGAAAATTATGATGGCTACAGAGAGTGGTGGTTTAATGGACAACTTCATCGTGAAGGCCGCCTTCCTGCTGTTGAATGGATTAATGGAGATAAGGAGTGGTGGGTCAATGATCAACTTCATCGCGAAGGCGGACTTCCTGCTGTAGAAAGGGTTAATGGAGATAAGAGGTGGTGGTTGTGTGGACGCAAATTGTCAAATGACCAAGTTATTGCATACATGTCATTTTGTCAGAAAATGCAAGAAAAAAAGTTGGCCAAGGCTCAAAAAAAAATCTACTTCTGGTGGATACAGATTTGCTACGATTTGAACCATCCAAGTGGTTGTGGGAAGAGAATGGCCTTGAAAAATCTGGAGATGTATCAAAATATGATGAAACCATAAACAAATTATAAGTATTTATTAAATTTGATTTTTTGTTATAACATTAAGTTATAACAAGTTGAGTAATCTTGAGTATGAACCCACCAGTTTATAGAAATGAAATTGGTCAAACACACCGTGACGGCGGTCTTCCTGCTATTGAACGGTCTAATGGAGATAAAGAATGGTGGGTGAATGGACGCTGGCATCGCGAAGACGGACTTCCTGCACTTGAATATGCCGATGGAACTAAGAAATGGTATGTCAATGGTATTCTTCATCGTGATGATGGTCTTCCCGCAGGTTTTCCCGCAGGTCTTCCCGCAGGTCTTCCCGCTATTGAATATGCTAATGGATACAAGGAGTGGTGGGTAAATGGTAAACTACACCGCGGGGGTGGATTTCCTGCTGTTGAAGGTGTGAATGGTAAATATTGGTATGTCAACGGGTGGCTACATCGTGAAGGCGGTCTTCCATCTTTTGAGGGTTGGAATGGAAATAAAAGTTGGAGTGTTAATGGTCTTCTTCATCGGGAAGACGATCTTCCCGCTGTTGAACATGATGGATACAGGGAGTGGGCGGTCAATGGACAATCGCACCGAGAAGGTGGTCTTCCAGCGATTGAATATACTGATGGATCCAAGGAATGGTGGGTGAATGGAAAAGAATTGTCAACCGAAACAGCTCTGGCATATTTCTCTTTTTGTCAGAAAATGAAAGAAAAAATTCGGATAAGGGCACAGAAGAAAATCTACTTCTGGTGGATACAGATTTGCTATGACTTGTCAAGACCTTGCGGACAGAGAATGGCTATGAAAAATCTCATTTCCTTTGAGAAAATGATGGGATAAAATAATATGTACAAGGATTTAAAAATTTTGATTTTTTGTTATAACTCAAGTTATAACAAGCTTTTCAATATGTCAACAACTCCATCTGGTTTGTTTTATCAGGATTTGAATCTTCAGGGGTTGGAGATTATAAAATCAATTGACCAAAATCCTTGGACTTCTATAACTGACAGTCCCAATTCTCGGAAAACCCAACATTTTGGATATAAATATGATTACAAGTCGAGAAAAATTATTTCGGTTGATGAGGAAAAGTCCATTCCAGAGTTTCTCATTCCTCTTCAAACACTTCTAACAGAACAATGTCAGTCGTTAAATTTGGTTGGTGAGTCTTATACTTTCAATCAGAGTTTTAATCAGTGTATTATAAACAATTATGAAACTGGGCAAGGTATTTCAAAACACATCGATTTGCCCGCGTTTGGCGGAGTAATTGGGTGCTTCACATTTGGAAGTGGAGCCGTAATGTCTTTTCGACGGGGTGGAACTGAGGTTTTCAACATATATGTCCGTCCAAATTCTTTATATATAATGTCTGGAGAGTCAAGATATATTTGGACACACGAAATGCCCTCAAGAAAGTCAGATATGGTTGGCGGAACAAAGATTTTCCGCGATCGCCGTGTGTCTGTCACTTTTCGTCATGTTCCTTAATCGTGAAAAAAAATAAATTAGTTAATATTAAACTTGTAAGTTTAATAAATGTCAAATAAACAGTGTAAAGGGTTTACAAAAGAAGGATTTCGTTGTAAAAATAAATCGGGCTCTTCGATGTGTTATTGTCATTCGAAGAGAATATCGAAGAAATCATCGAAGAAAACTTCAAAGAAATCCTCCTCAAATTCGACATCGGATTTTTGTAAAAAGACTCTTAAAAAGAAAATTTCTATTAATATACACGAAAAACGGTGGGCAAGCCCCAAACAGGCTATAGCAGTTTCCTATAGTCAAGTTAAAAAATGGTTTCCTAAGTGTAGAAAGTATTTAGAGCGTTAATCAAAATATTTTTAATTTTGATTTTTTATTAATTTAAAATTAATAAAAAATGCACAAACATCACCAACCCGCATTGTCCCTAGCTCATTATTGCAACGAACAAGAACCCGTTCTTGTCAATGCGTGGTTTTACGAATACTATTACCACAATCTTGAGAAAGATGTCATTGACCTCAAAAATTGCAGAGATGACATATACTACTTCAACGACGACACACCTCTCGAGAAAATCAGAAGTTGGTATAAAGCCACTTGTGCCAATGGAGACTACTATTTTGGAATAGATGTTGATGGAGATTTTCCGTGGGTAAAGGACATTGACATTAACATTAAGTTCGACGAGTATTTTGATAAATTTATTGCTGGTATGGAAGTGGCTGTTGCTAAGATGGAACATAACTGGAACCAAGTTGTGAACAAGAACATAATACAACAACATAATGAATAATGAATAATTACAAAATCAAATAAGTTTGATTTTATTTATATTGATTAAGAAAATAAATGGATAATTCGATGAACATCTCTCCGCCAAAGTCTATGACAAAGTCTATGACAATTTCCTTCGGTAGCAATGTTTACGATCTTGAGAGAATGATGGATGAAATTCCCAGTTATGTCATTAACTTGGCGGTAGAAGGTAAAAAAACATATTCTCTTATCAACCTCAATATTTTACACAAACACGAGGGGAATATTTTAATGTGGTGTCAAAACTACTTTAATCCGATAGAACATCGCGATTTATTCAGAGTTCCAACACGAGATTTGATTTTTTCTTTTTCAAATGAGGCCGAAAAAGAAAAAATCATTGCAAATCGATTTTCTATTGTTGGCGTGTGCAAAGCGTGGTCCTATACTGTGGGTGTTGAAACACTTACGTTTCATGTTCCGTATTAAACTTGTAATTAATTACAAGTTAAAATAATTATTATTTTAAATAAATGAACACCGCTGTTATCATAACAGCCATTATCCTTTTTATGCTAGTTATTGTTGTGGTATATAATAAAGTTGAGTTCTATTATAATACCGCCAATGATGAAAAAATAAATAAAAAATTAAACGATAAATTACGATCTAACCTAAACGGCCTAGACTATTATCCCGACAGACTACTCTTACACTCTAACCTAAACGGAACTAACCTAAACGGAACTAACCTAAACGGAACTAACCTAAACGGAATGGGCTACAATCCATATGAAATTCAAACTGACCAAAGAAACACAATGGTTCATGTATTTGGTGGTGATAGCGGGTATTTAAAATAATTTAATACTTAACATGACACTAAACACATCTCCTGTAGGAACAATCTTAAAACTACAATGACCACCAAATGTGGTGGCTATATACTTTTCAAAATAAGCACATGTAAAAAACGCATATGCTTTATATTCTCGACACAGCCTTCTCGTTTTTTCTCTTGTAAACTTCTCGCATATATCATATGTTGTTTCCTCAGTTTCTCCAGTTTTTTGTTTAATAATGTAAACTGAATCTTCTATCGAGAATGTAAACAGACAAATATACGGGGCGCCGTATTTCTCTACATTATTTTCTAAAACAGTTTTCCACTCACTCATATACGGATTGCATATCATCTCAATGTCTTTATAAAAGATTTTTGATTGTTGAGCCTTGAGTTTTTCGACCAAGGATGGAAAATCAAAACCAGATGACATTTATTTTTCACTCAACTCTTTAATTTAATTTTAATATTGATTTAATAATCTACTATTAATAATAAAACTATGGCCCTACCACAATTTAATTCATTCGACAGTGTTGTCAATCTGTCAATCAAATACCAGCTCTCTCGTTTGGAGCGGTGTATTGCAGTAGCCGTTGACCGGTGTGTCTCGGGAACGAGCGTTCTTCCCATCTCTGTTGAGTTTATCGAGGCTGGTGGAGAAAGCTATTCGGTTATCCGGCAAACTGCTGACTTTATATTTGGGTTGTTTGGCTGGCAAGGGTGCCGGTGTGTTGGCAGCTTCGATTTAATAACATCTCTCCCACCTTTTGACTTTAAAAGATATTCCGTCTCGTTTTTTATCGACAACCCAACAAATTCATCAACTCTCGGTACACTGATGGACCATTTTAATTGTATGTTGTCTCAACGGATTGATACACAACTTAAAGCGAAAATTCCAAACCCCCCTAAGCTTACAAGAGACCCACAACTCAATAGTTGTGTTTCACAACGCGTATGTAAAGTAAACCCTGTTACAATGGTTACCATCGATGAACCACCAGTACCCAGAACTCAACCTCTTAATCCGGAAAATATAATCGAGGCCGTGTGTAAATGTAAGTAAATGAAAAATATAAATGAAAAATATAAATATAAGTTGTAATTAATTACAACTTTACAACACAAATAATTTCCTACACAAATTCAAAAATGTCATCGTGAGGAGTGTCAGGCTTTCGCACGATTTTCTTCGCCTTTGACACATATTTCTTTGATACAAACCCGAGCTGTTCGTTGACAAATGTAATCAGCCGATTTACATCATCAACAAACGACACCAAATCAACCTTCTCAAGTTTCGCAGAAGGTTGATTCAGTCGAGATTTAGCCACAATCGCTCGAAAAATCTCATTCACTTCCCGACAAAAGATTTCAACAATTTGACGGATCTCATTCTCCTTTTCTCGTTTCTTATCCCGTTGTTGTACCTTCCGAGCAAAAATCTCTTCTGTAGTATCCTCAAGAAGGTATGAAATTCGAAGGTCAACATTGTTCACTTGTGGCGGATCTGGAATTGTAGCCATAAGGTGCCCAGAAAACATGTGAAGATTGTAAAACATACTGCGTCCTCTTATCGCAGTACTCAGAGTTTGGATGGTGACATTTCCACACACGTCAAATTCTTCAACACGAGGGGCAACACCACCACCATTCTGGCGTTGCCACTCGTAGAAGTGGGGATTGTGAACTCGTTCGTGAACTTCCTCACCTGTTTTCCAAGAAAATGGAGTCTTGCACTGAGTACACCACATCTGGTCGCACCCGTCAATCTTATAAATAGACGTATAACACTTTGGACAAGGCTTTGTCTCTTTCCGCACAGTTTTCACCGTCTGGACGTCAGCCTCGCTACACACATGCTGCTCAACAACCTCTCCGACTACCTCTGCGGCTAGAATTTTTTCACAATTTTTACACACACTTGTATTGCACAACCCGCATTTGTAATGTTCGGATGTGATGAAACCACGACATTTGTCAACGGGGCAACTGTAAAGTGTGCGCGGACCGGATGGCCCAGCTACCTTTCCAGTCTTGGTTGGTAGCCGACGAAGCTGATAAATAGCATCCCCGCTAATAAATATTTTGTCTTTCAGCCTGGACATTTCCATTGACAACAACCGAAGTCTTTCTGCGCGGACAGTATTTTCAGCCTCAAGCTTTCGCGCCTGTTTTTCCCGTTCGGCCAGCTCTTGTGTTTCTGGCATCAACACTTTTTCGCGCTCAAGAAGAACTTTCTCACGCATCTTCTTGTAGTCGGTGTAAAAACTCTTGAAATGTGATGAAATAAACTCTCGAGTCCACACCACAGAACAACTCGGGCACGCCGGCTCTTGAAGTGTCTCAAAATACTTCTTGATACAGTCCTTACAAGCCTTGTACTCACACGATGGACAAGATACAATCTTTTTCACCAGAACATTGTTTGCGCAGATTTCACACTCCATTGTCATTTATTTAATAAAGGTTCTACAAAAAATCATTATTTATTTAGTTTTTTACAAAAATCTGAGTTTAGACCAGTGTATTCAAACAACAAGTGTCCAAGCGCTCCGGCCAAAAACACACCTATGAACATCCCACTGTGTGTCATTGCAAACTGTTTATTCCCAGCCATCATCATCATGTGTATTGCAATATAAATTACTAACATAATTATACCAATTGCCAGCGCTTCTAATAATATATTCCGCATCTTTATTATACTAAACCTTTATTTTACTCAAATTTAACAAAACTGTGTATTTTGGAACATTTTTAATTTTATATGCGATTATTTTGTCGGCGCTATCAATATCATTTAATTCCGTAAACTTTTCTGTTTTAAAATCTGTATCATCTCTAGAATATTTCAAAACAGAAACATCGTTTGTAAAAACCTCTCCTGCCGCATCGACTTCAACAGAAATCGCTTCACTATTCACGCCTACTGTTTCCCAATTATAACAAGTGTTGAGCGCCTTGGCAAATCCTTCTCTCGGATGTACAACACTATCCTTCGCAGGCTCTTTCCAATACGAATCGCGCTCTTTTTGCACTGGTAGAATATTCTGGGATAAATAAATATTATTCTCAAACTTATAATAGTGTGGCATTCCGCCATTAAATCCAATATTGTAGTCGATTTCTTGCGACGTGAAAAATTCCATAATGTATTTTTGGAAAGCTTCTTTTCCAAAAACAATGGTTTGCAATGGATACTCGGTATAGTCATTCGTTGTGTCCAAAAACGGAAAAATGTTCCGTTGAGATTTATATTCCTTGATTGCTAGTGGATTTCTATGTGCTTCCAGTTTCAATACATACATACATCTTTTTAAGATTTCTTCTGACGGTAGAAATAATTTTTTATTATTGTATATGGTATTATCTCTAGAAAAATATTTATTGATAGCTCCATAATTAACATCGCCAACAACAACTTGTCTAGAAAACGCTGTTATCGATTCGTCGCCAACATCTACAACATTATCAGATATATACCAAGAGTATGCGTATAAAACATACTCATTGATATATTTTGCCAGTTTTGAATATAAAGCAAACTCTTTTATTGTCGAGTTTTGCGATTGAGGCAATACAGTCTTTGTTCCGACTTCTAAAGGAAATATAAAATCACTTGTTTCAAACACCCCCCGATTTACTGTTCCTGTAAATTGTTTTCTTAATTCATCCACTGTCGGAAAAACGGGTATGGTTAGAGAAAACACAGCTATTGGTAGGGGAGGAAATGGTCTTTTGGTGTATGCAACACACTCAGTTCCTCCAACATTAAACATAAACGCAAATACCTTCCCAGAACTATCAAACCGTTGTCCAACAGGCTTGATTTGTAAATCCGGAAATGGAGCCGTTTTGGTATTTAAAAAGTAAGACCGTGTCATTCGTTTTGAAATACCGTCTAATAGCCTTGCGATTGTCGATTTACGGTCAAACACATATTGGGCATCATCGGTCCCATCGGTATATGTTATAACCTCACACTGCGGAGTTGATGAGTGATCACACTCTGCTCCCATGTGTTCGACCAAAACAACAACTCGGTCTCGGTCAAGTTGTCTCTGATACTGTAAATAATTCTTTTTATATATTGGCACAATCAATCCTTGGTCGTTGAAAGTGTGTATTCGACAATCAAAATATTCTTCCAAGAGATTGGTAAATATCCGCGGGTCAATATAAATATCGCCCAAGAGAAGATTAGAAATCTCATCAATACTATTATTTGGGAGAGATTGCTTACACAAACTTAATAAGTTTCTATCATTTGCGATTTCTATTTTAGTTTTAAGAATTAAATCTTCTGTGATTATTGTCTTTTCTTTTCTAAATACTTCAAGCAGACAGTTTATCATACTCATTTTTGATTTATGCGAACCAAACCTAAAATGATTTTTCTCTGGCTCGGCAAAGTTAAAAATAGTGTCAACAACGGTGTGGACAAGATTGTCGCTAAATTCTTGATACTTGAGGAATTTTTTTGTTTTAATTATTCGCTGTTGATGTTTGCCACTGGTTTTTCCCACCTTTTCACCAGTTTCAATATATTTAATGTATTTGTTATAGTCAGACCCGCTCTTTTGTTTTTGGTCGGTTTGGAAACAACACGGGACAAAGTCTCCACTATCACGGCGCAACTGTAATCCAACAAATTTCAGGTCGTGTTTTTTATCAGGTTCACACGCATATATTCGTTGGGGTTCTTTATTAACATCGTTTGTGTGTGGGAATGTCATTGTGTCTGTATACTTACACTCGTCTTCCTTAGCAATAACAATTGGTGGATACGGACATCGACGACTTTCCTTCTTTTTATTTTTTTTCCCAAACGTTTTGACATCTTTTGCCTTTTCAACATCAAACTTTTTAATATACTGTCTATAGAACTTTAAAATGTCTGTAAACTTATAGTTATACAGAGCCATTAATCTCCCCATATTTTCTTGGATCTCCCGTATCGTTTCATCGTTCTTAGCAGTAACTCTAACTCTGATAAACTCCTCGTTCTCTGGGAAAAGTGAGGGGTCTTTGTTCTTCATTGTGGGGTCAAAGCGGTCCATCACCTTTGGAGTTAGTATAAGACTTGTTGTGTACAAGTCTTCGTTTCCGCCTTTGGGGATATAATAAATATACAGACCAGTCTTTACCTTTGTCGGTTTACCGGCTTCATCAATAACAAGTGCTGAGAAATTAATATCGTTCATGACAAGGTGTGAGAAAATGTATTTATCAAATGTTTCATGTGGTATGTAAAAAACACCTTTTATACTAACCGGTTCAGTTTTAACAACATCCTCTAATTGTCTCTGGAAAATATTCAGGACTTTCCTAAAAAGGTCCTCTTCTTTTTTGTCAAGCGAAGCATCAAGAAGAATTATTCCGTTCCCATTCTCGGTTATTGCCCGCACATCTTCATATATAGGTTTTAATATTTCATCACCCACCAAACTTATAGTTTTCTCGACTTTGCCTGTAAGAAACTTGAGAATTATCTGTGTAGACATATCTGGTGTAGTTGCCCACTCAATATCTGGAATAAAATCCTTGTAAATTTTATAGTAAATCCCACCATCAATAATTAGTTGACAAAACGGAAATTCAGCAGACAATATGACCGAATCAAATATTTCTTGTAGAGTAAGCGTATAGTTTTCTGAAATCTGTAGAGCGTATTTAACCTTTTCGGGTTCAAAGGGTGTATAATATAACGAATCGACCTCTTTATATGACGCCAGTATTTCTCTATTTTTATGTTGTATTGCCATCATTGTGTTGGTGAACTCTCGCATATTATTACTTTTTTCAATTTTGAAATTATCTGTGTTGATATTGACTTTAGTTCCGAGAGCGTTATTTATTGTGTTGATATAGTCAAATACAATAAGACTTGTGTCATCATCAACAACTGTAATGTTAAAATACAACCACGGTTTTATAATGTCGTTCTCTAAAGAAAGCTCTGGAAAATATACAAGGTTGTCTTTAAGAACCTGCGCAAATTTTTTGATATTTGTCTCTGTTCTGATAACCGTAAATAAATCTACAACCACAGTTTTTAGGCTTTTATTTTTAACTATCTTGGCAATATCCACAACAGACTGTTGGCCGAGTTTTGTCTGCGTTCTTCCAACAACAACAGGAACGTCTTTCATATATAAATATTTTGGGATTGAGTTTAACTTGGAAGCCATTCGTAGAAACACGGATTCTGCCGTATCTGTGGGTATTATTTTTATTTCTTCTTCCATTTATTCTCTCAATAATTTTTTAAATGTAGGATGAAACTATAATAGATTATTTCGTGTGTCAATAATTGTCAAAAGGCACATTGCTATGACATACGGAATTCACTTCTTAACAAGTACACTTCTCGGATAGAAAAATTATGAGATTATTGATGTCGTTTATAATTGTAATTAATTACAATTATTATTTAACGGATAGGGCAAGCACCTCCTATACAGTCGTTTTGTAAAAATTCATCATCTTTTGAATTATAGCAAATCCCATCAACAGATGTAAATGGTCGTGTGTTCTTAACCATCTCATTGTATTGTTCCTCTGTAATCTTTTCCAGCGGAGCCTGAATAAAACCGTGTTCGTTGTGTAGTAGAAAACTAATTGATTTAACACTCTCATTATAATTTACTTTCAGCCATTTCTTAATATCCTCCAATTCCTCCTTTCGAAAGTAGACTGTAACACTAATTGAATTATCACTCCAATTCGTCTGAAGTTCCTTGACATATTCGAGTTGTTGAATGGCCGTACAATCTTCGGCCAAAACAGTTCCCTCTGGATAACTATACGGAAACGAAATAATTTTTGTAGAATAGTCAATCTTTCCATCATATCCCAATTGGTATTCAATATGAAATCCGTGGTCCTGGGCGAGTTTGATGAGTTTTGATTCGGATGACACACGAATTCGTCGAATCATATACCGCGCATATGCTGGATGACAGCCCGATGTTGTATGACCCAACAAACTCAAGGTGCCAGAAGGCTTGGTCGTCGTTAGT